GTTCTTTTTCGTGTCTAAGGGATTTTCTATATTTAAAAAGCTGATGAGGAGTCATGTCCTTACTGCTTATATTTTCATTACCAGATATATATAATTTCTTCTCTTTAAGCAAATCATTTGAAAATCCATATTCTTCGGAAGTAAGTTTTCTACTTAATCCAGCAACCTCACCAAGTCTTTTTTTCTGTAAAGCCTCTGGTGCCATTGGGTCTTTATATAAATCAAATTCCTTAAAGAACTCACTTTTTGTAAGTTCAAGAGTTTTTTTAGATTCAATATCTTTTAACTGAAATACATCTAACCCACCTTCGGTTTTTCTTTCGCCAACTATTTTTGTAGACCCAAATCCTTCCCTCGTAGATTTCCAAACCTCTTCTTCTTTTCTTATTTTTTCTCTTCTTTTAAGTGCAGCCTCGGAAGCTTCTTGTAAAAATTCTGGAGAAGGTTCTTTATCTGGCCTTGGTTGTATTAAAGGCTTACCCCTAGCAACTCTTACTCCGCTTTTAATAGCCATATTGGCTCCACGAATACCAAGTATCATTCCACCAGCATGAAGAAAATCTTGAGGAGTAGGCATTCTAAGATCAAGTGCAGGCTGTCCTATACCAAATGCTGTTATTTCTTGTGCTACTCTAACTGCTTCACTCGTTCCTTTAGCAGCAGCTCTGCCACCAATGGCTCCAACAGTAGCGCCAAGAGTAGCACCTTTAGCAGTAGCCTTTAATGTCTGTCCCCAATCTATATTATTAGTTTCTATTTCCTGAACCATCGCATCAGCTATTCCACTGTAAACTCCAAGTCCTGCAGCGCTAGTACCAGCTCCCATACCAACTTTACCAGCCATCGTCTTCATTCCTTTTTGGAGAACACCTTCAGCGAATTCTTTTTTAACACCAGCACGTATCATTTGTTTTAAAGCGCTTTTACCAGCTACTTTAGCAGCTTGTCCGCCGATTCCACCACCAGCAGCAAATGCAGCAATATCAGCAGGCATAAAGAAGCTAATTACAGCAGCACCAATGTCTCCAAGAACACTTGGATGATAATTCTCTAAATCAAATGGAGCTTCACCTGTTGCGAGTTGTTGAGCCATTCCAGTAAGAGACTCATTATATCCTTTTTTGAAAACATCGGGAAGATAATCCCATAATTCGGAGCTTTCAGCTCTTTGTTTTTCAGGTGCAACTGTAGCTGTAAGTCCAAGAAATTCTTCTGCAGACAGACCTGTAGGGGCTTGGCCAGTGTCAAAAGTTTCTAAAAAATCTAATCTTTCGCCAAGTCCATATTCTGGAGTAGTTAATCCTAAAAATTCTTCTGCAGTAATTTGTGGCATTTATTACCTAGTAAGAGTGTACGGTTGTGTGAAATCAATTTCACCAGCTTGAGTCATTCCCCCGCCATAATAATCTTTCATAGCTTTTACGCCTTCTTTAGTAAGCAAACCTTCAGCAGTATCGAATCCAAGTTCCTGAGCAAACGTATCAAGCCATTCATATTTTGCTCCAGCTGTCATGCCATAAAGAATTTTTCCTTTTCTTCTTTCTTCCCGCCAATCTTCTCTATCTCTTTGTTTCAACAATTGCTCAACTATTGTTTTATTAAATTTTTTACCTTGAAACTTTCCACTTGGAACTGTCATTTTCAATTTTGGAGTTGCCCCTTCTACTCTTTTCAATTTACTTGCAAATTTTTCAAGCTCAGTATTTGCCCTGTCTCCAGTTATACCCTGTCTATTCATTTTATTAATGAACGTTTGCAAATTTTTTCCGTATACCCTATGAAATTCTTCTGGAGAAAGCCCAGTTGAAGATGCCAAATACGATGTAGCATCAAGATTCCATTGTGGAGAAAACGGTGTAGCACTCGATAGCTGACCAGTTTTTGATCGACCACCTGAGAAATTCTGATTAATAGCACCATATTTTCCACCAGATTCTGCCATCATAACAGCTTTTGCGATAGGCGCATCCTTACCAAATTCTTGGTTTATTAATTCCAAGTCAGACTTAGATAATCCGCCAGACATATAATATGCATCAGATTTATTAAGATGTTTTTTATAAAGTTCTTCTCCAGTTTTTTCATCTTTTTTCCAAAATACCGTCCAGTTATTCCAACCTGACTTAGTTTTTCCTATTTGACGAGGGCTATTTTTAGATATCCAAGCACCCAATCTTATATGTTCCTCTGAACTTAATCTTCGTACTGGTTTACCAAAGAATTTTTGTGAAGTTGGATCAAAAACTTTATCATTTATTTGAAGAATATTCCAATCAGTAGAATCCAGTTTGCCACCTTCACCTCCTTCACCTCCTACGCCCTTAAGAAAAGAAAGTGGTGTAAGTAATTTTGATTGCTCAATCTGTAACTGATCTCTTTGACCTCTTAATTCTATTTTTTTCTTATTATCTAATATATTATAAGGATCAACCAATGTCTTATTCAAGAATTCTATTTGAGCTTGAATATTTTTGACAGAAGCATTAAGCGCAGGATTCATTTTTGGATCAACTTTTCTATCTATAACCTTATCAAGAGTTTCAAATGCCTTGTCAAATTCGCCACTCAAATATTGATTTTCAAGATGCGTATACTCAAAATTATTTAATTTATAAATATCAAGACCTTGTATCGATGCATTTGCTCTATCAAATTCTGAGCTAGCATGCGATATTTCTCCTTCAAGTAAATCATATCCAAATGTAGATTTCATTCTACCAGAATCAACTAAATTGTTAAAATATTGAACTCTCTTATCCAAAGGTTCCCTTAAACCTCTTGATATAAGTATTCTATCACGTTCTTCGTTTCGCTCTTCTCGCTTAACTCTGAGTTGATCCTGATAACGACCCTCGCTACGATTCCATTCTTGAATATATCTTTTTTCAGCTTTTTCTTCTTGAGCTTGGAATCGAGCTTCTGAACGTAAATTAGATATTTCTTGCCCTAGGAATCTAGGGAGAGTTTGATTTAATAAAGTTTCTAATGGACTAGGCATATTACCTTTTCTGAATATATTGTTTATAAATTGTATACATCTTATTGTTTATACCAAGAATGGACTTTTGTAACCACCCGAAGTATCTGGGCCTCCAAATTTACCTCTTTCGCCATAAGTACCACCGCGAGCTCCAGTTGGATCCATTTGATATATTGATGAAACTAATCTCATTAATTTATCAAGCCAAGATTGAGTAGTAGAGCCAACAGCTGCTCTTCGCGCCCCCAATATTTCTTCCAAATTAAGTAATCCCATATCTCTTTTTCTTTCAAGCTCTTCACCACTTTCATATGCAGATCCCATTAATTTTTCTTTTTCTCTTTCCCTAGCTCCAAATCCTTTAAGTTTATATCCAATACTTTCACTTATACCTTTCATTCCAGAGGTTAAACCTGTTTGAATATCATATAAACCAGTTTTGAGTTGCTGACCTATATTAGATTGTTTCTGCTCTCCAAATCTTTCAATCTCACCATATGCTTCTGAAGTTTTTGTAGGATCAAATTGCCCAAGACCGCCAAACTGCTGTTGAAATCTTTCAGTTTGAAATGGAGAAAATCCAAATAATCCAGGAAGTTGCTCTGCGGTAGATGTATAATATTTCCACTGGTCTTCACTTACACCAGCTTTTCTTAATAATTCTTGTATTTCTTCTGTACTCATTGTCATCTTATTATTCTCCTAAGTTCCATGGATTACTCATATACCCAGCAACGCTAAGAGGATTTTTACCAATTTGAAGTTGCTGAAGTAAAGGATCGGTTCTTGAATATTCCAATGGTAAAATATTTCTAAAAACTGGATTTTCTAACATCCTACTATACATAGGACTTTTTCTTCTCTCTGATAAATAAGGATTAAAAAGACCAGTTTCTGAAATAAGTTCAAAAGGAGTTCTTTGCCCAGGAGCAAAAGATCTAGGGTCTTTACCAAATGCTTTTGCAAAAGCTTCTGGAGACACCGCACTAGCTCTACCTCCCTCTGCGCCCACCTTAGGTCTATTCCACAAATCCTTATATTCATCTATTAATTTTCCTCTTCTTGATGCTTCAGCTGACTTTATTGCACCAAAAATACCTTCCTCACCTGTCTTTGACAATATATCTCCTGCATATTCTGGAGTAAATCCAGCAGCTTTTGTTTGATAAGAGGTAATTAAATCAGTAATAACATTTGCAATTTTTGATTGATCATACATATTTTCAGCATCACTTATAAAATTTGAAAGTGATTTAATACTGGATTCTATTTTTTTTCCAGTAGTACCATAAAAAGTAGTTTCTGGAGTTTTTGTTTCTAATGCTCTATATGGATCTTTTAATTTCTGAAGACCTCCTCCTAAGGTAAATCGATGAGTTTTAGCGTATTCTTGAGCTGGTGCGCTAGCTAGAGTTCCAACTGGAGTCCCAGTAATCCAATCAATAAACTTAGTAAAATATCTTGACGCAGTACCTCGTCTGCCCGCCTGACCTATTTCTCTTTCGCGCGCATCCATTTCTTCCTTAAGAGCAATTTCTGCTTCTTTTAAAGCTTTTATATCTTCAGTGCCAGTTTTTGTAATCTGCATTGCTCTTTCGCCGAATTCAGATCTCTGGCCACCTTCTATTTGTTGTAGCAATTCTGCTAATGTAGGCATATTAACTCCTTGTAAATTCTAAATAATACCAAGCGCCCAACTCTTTCCTATAAAGCCTGAGTTTACCATTTGGTGTCTTAACAATTCTTTCTTCACCATCTTTACCAGATGCGCGAGCAGGAAATCCAATTTGAAGTTTCCCATCAACTTTTTTAGAATTGTATAAAAATCTTTTTTCTCTATCAATCGGCATTATGTAATTCTCTTGTATATTGGTCTATATTCTACACCAACATTATTTATTTTTTGCAAACTATCTCCATCCATATCCAACTGCACTTGAAATGAAGAAGCTAAAAGAGGTGTACCAAATGTGGCTTTATTAATATCTAAATCATTACTGGTAGAAGCTAAACTTCCAGCATTTGCCACATCCTGTTTTGTCCCACTATCATTAGTATAAACATATTTAATACCATTAGTATTAGTTGCATTACTTGCATATTCTACCGTAACACCATAAATCTTTTTAACTACATTGGGCATGCCAAAATCATCATCTTTTAATATAATATGAAATGTAGCTCCCGAATCTGGCTCCCCATCATAAGATTCTAACTCGTCAAGAGCTGAACCTAAAGTCATTTTATTATAAGCATCTGTTATTATATTTGTTTTAACAGCATCAACAACCATATCTTCTACGAACGTAAATGAATTGGTAATGAAACTATAAACATAAGCATCCCCACTTGTGGAGCCAGACGCAGCAGCATCTCTAACTATAACTAAATGTTTATGAGTTGGCTCGTAGCCAATCATAGTATCAGCGTTAACAAAGCCAGACCATTCAGACTCTAATATTTTAGTTTGCAGATTTTTTATCTGCCTACCATCATAAAAGAATAAACCATTTTTATTTACCCAAGCAATACCAAAATCAGTCTTAACAGTTAATGCGTGAAAATCTACTCCCATATTTTTATGTTCAGATTCTAAAAACCATTGAGTATCAGAACCACCACCTATATTAATAATATAAAGGGTTTTCTCTTTAAAAGCAAGAAGTCTATCTGCAAAAGATTCTAGTTTAACAAACTCTTCTCCATCGTTAACACCTATATCTATAAAGTTTAATTCTGGAAATGTTAAAAATTTATTAATTTCACTATAGCGTATCTGGTCTCCAAAATTCTGTAAGTTACCACCATCTGTTGTATATTGTACATTTGCTACGAATGCTCTACGATTTGTTACTACGCTTGTTTGATATTTTTCTCCAGCTGCTCCTATAGAATTAAATGCACTATCAGAACTAAAACCATTTATAGACTCATATGTTTCTACGCTAAGAGATTCACTAATAAAGGTGGTATAAAGATAAGAATTATCGGTTCCACCAACAGCACTACTCCAGTAGGTATAATCACCATCAAGACTAGATCGCGAACCTCCTTTATTCGAATGACCTTTAAAACTTATATCTCCAAATAATACCCAAGCATCATCGCTGTCTTTAATCTTACAATAAATTCTTCCTCCCATTATATCTAAGGAAAATCCAGTACCATCGTTATTCTCCACAACCGAAACCCTACACGTTACCTTATCATTTGCGCTAACTGTCATATCTCCATCAATCTTTTTTAATAAAGATTCTTGATTGCCATCATATACAAAAGTTGTCGCAAATTCATAAGTACCAGCTGCCCAAGAGCCTCCACTAGCAACGGTAAAATCAAGAGTAAAACCAGTTCCTAAAGGTGGGTAAATATAATAAAGTTGACTGTTTCCCCATGTTGAACCACCACTTGGCATAGTTAATTGCGTATCGCTAGAACGATTGGTAATTAATTCAGTATCTGCGCCTGCTCTTACCGCCCAATAAGTTCCCAAGTCTAATTCGGTGTTAAAATCTTCAAACGCATCTGAGTCGACAGCAATAAGTGTAGTAGTATTATTTCCAGAGCCTGCGGTTGTACCTGCTACTTGGTCTCCACAAATACCACTGGTTGGAGGGCTTAATTTTGTATCATAAGATTTCCAACCTGCGTTATATGCACTCATAATAGAAGCACCAGATGAACTCCGCCATTTAGATTCTGCTTTTTTATACTTATAATTCTTAACGGTTGTAGATACATTGGCAATATTAGTGTCGCAAGTAGTTACCGCTCCATCAGCTATATGATAAATAACCTTTGCCTGTTCTGAACTAGTAACTGCACCCAAACTTATATCATTAGTATCCCAGGTTGTAGCATCTAAAACATGAACGACTGCATTAGTTCCATCATCTGCATCTGCTAAAAAAGTCCTTACAGTAGATGTATTTCCACCGCCAGATGCAAAATCAAAAGTAGCTTGAAATAAACCATAACCAGCTTGAGTAGCTGTTAAACTTGGAGCTGTATAATCAGAAGTATTATCTGTTACTTTACCACAAGACTTTACCATACCAAATTCGTCTACAATAACATTAGTAGCCTGTGCTAATTCATTATCTTGAATAGAGCGAGAATTAGTTTTAGTATTCAAACCACCATCAAAACGTGTATATGTTTTAAATTGTTTAGGCATTATTATCTTAATTCAAAATGTACCAAATCATCAAATTTATTATCTTTAGTCTGAGTATCCATATCCCAGTCACCGCCCCAGCGTATCTTCAAACCCATT